ACCTCTACTGGCCACTTACCTGACTTCAAATCAATCAGGCTTATCTTGTCTTTACCAATGAGAATAATATCTGCTGTTCCAAATAAATGATCGTTCACTTCATGCACATAAAGTTTTTCTTCAATCAACATTTCAGCTTCCATCTCCTCTTGTTTTTTGAAAACATAGTTTGAATAGGCTAGTGCTTTCTTTACTAACTTTTCATCTATTGTTACTTCTATGTCTCCATCCTTATATTTCTGTCCTACAAAGTGTTCTGTTGGATCTAAGTCTATCAACTCTTGTTTCAAAACTTTCTCAGCCATCCAGTGACAAGCACTACCACTCACAGTCGCTTCGCTGGCAACATACGGAGCTTTACTGCTCAGTGTTGCACTAGCTGGACACTTGCTCCAAAGTTTATCAAACCCTGAAGGCGACACTATTGAGTGCGAGATAACTACTCCTTATTAATAGGTTGTTGTAATTGTTCGCTCTCGTAAGCTGTCACATCATCAAAATCGTAAAGCACTTTGCCACCGATTTTGTAATATGGGATTCCAATACCTCTTGAACGCCAGTTCTCTAATGTGCGTTCACTTCGCTTCCAACGCTCTGCTAATTGTCCTTGATCTATGAAATTTCGGTCTTTCATTATTTTTCCTTATATGTATTAAGTAATACTTAAATGTTCTCTATTTGTTCACTTTATGAAAAAAAAGAAGTAATATCAAGTAGTAAGAGGAAAAAACTCATAATGAATTTTAATAGGAGAAAGCAACATGAGTATTGATAAAGTTACACCAGAAGAGTGGAACAGGGCCAATAGAAAACTCGCAACAGAGCGACAGGTTGGCGGTAATCACTATAAAGGTAGAGCTCAACCAATAGAATATATTATCAAGAACAACATTAATTGGTGTCTTGGGAACAGTATTAAATACATTACCAGGTCTGGTAAAAAGGGTAAAAGAAAAGATCATATTAAAGACCTGCAAAAAGCCATACATTATATAGAGCTAGAATTGCAGCATACTTATAATGTAGATCCAAACGGCAACCCCTTAACAAGTAAAAATATTGATTGTGAAAAAATAGATTGGGAAATCTTTTTGGATAAGCAATATCTTTTCTACTACCAACAGAATGTAGGTGAGATAATTTTAGATTACGATGAATGGCTACAAGAAAATGAAGCCGATTTAAGAGAGAGGTATAAAGATGAAGGAAACTTTTAGACAGTATGTTACGAATAAATTTTATGACTGTAACAGAAATAAAGTTAAGTATTACAACGAAGAACCATACGGATCAGTGCTTGAATACTTTAGAGCAAACAAGCACTTTTTAATAAATAAGTTTAAAGCTAAAAAAACTTAGAGTGAAACTTACCCATCCTATTGATGTTATCAATGGTGGTTTCTTCTAATAGGTGAGCATACCTATTTGTAGTTTGGGTTGATTTGTGTCCTAACAAATCGCCCACTTCTTTCAATGTCATCTTCTCAAACGAAATACAATGACTGGCAAAACTATGTCTTAGATCGTGTAGTGTAATGTGATCTAAACCAAACTTTGCTCTAATGTTTTTCCACATACGATAAGGTGTTTTAATCGCAAAGATATATTCATGTCTTTTGCCATTGGTTCTAGGTTGTCGTTCTATAATCTTTTGTGATTGAGCATTAAGATAAATGACACGCTTATCACCTGTTTTGTTTGCGGTCTTATGTTCGTTTAAAACGATCCTATCTCCTTTGAAGTCACTCCATTTAGCATTACCTATTTCAGAAGCAGACCTTGCTCCTGTTAAGATACAAGCCCAAATAAAATCCACTGATGATCTTTTACGATGTATTTCATATCGGCTGTTCAGTTCCTTTATAACCTCTACAAGCTGGTCTTGTGTTAAGTAATTTTCTCTAATACTTTCAGTGTATTTCTTAACCAGGTTGAAAGGATATTTCTCTGTGTACTCAGAAGCCTTTGCTTCATTGAACACCTTTTTGAACACCATTAAAGATTTATTAGCCATGCTTTGTTTATCAATATCATAGAACCAATCTTTAACTTCTTGGTGGGTAATAGTTTTTATATCTCTTGAGCCAAAGACTTTTTTTAAATAGTTGTCGTATATATTTTCAAAAGACTTTCTACTTTTCAGGCCCTTAGTTTTTTCTAAATATTTAAACCATGAGTCAGCGAAAGTTTGCACTGTCATAATTTTATTATTTGATTTACCAAAAGGATCTATACCTTCTAATACCAAGGCATGATGTTTGGCTGCTTTAATTCTGACAGCTTCAATAGGTGTATTGATGTCAGCTAACTTGTTTTGTTTTCTTTTGCCATTGATGATGTAGGCAAAGGTATAACACGATGGATATATAAGTATGTTCGAGTCTTTCTTATCTCTTTCAAATTTCATTTTCTCTCTCTCTGGTTGTGCTGTGGTTGTATTTTGTTATGTTTTACCCGTGAACAAAATAGCAACTTAGCGTATATTTATGATAACAAAATATTGAAAATCAGGTCAAGTTTATGAGAGAAAACTGGGAAATAATGGTGAGCCCTGCAGGATTCGAACCTGCGACCCATTCCTTAAAAGCACTATGATTCAACACCTTTAAGCCCAGAAATCAGCCAAAAAAAAGACCTCATTTTCTTTGGTTGTTATCAGGTAGTTCAATAAACTAAATGTCGTTTTCTTTCAACGCATTTATAATAGTGATTGATCTTTCTAGGGATTTTCTAGGGTTTACTTCTTTGATGTAGTCTAATTCTTTCTGCCAGGTAGCAGTTAAGTTTCTGTTAGGTTGGAACTCTATTTGGTCATAGGGCAGATAACAGAAAGCAAATATATCTACTTCGTTTTCGTTGTAGTCTTTCTTGATTCTGTTGACTCTCTTCTTAATATCCCATCTAACCAATTCTTTGTTTCTGTGGTAAAAGGTTGACTCAGATGTTTTGACTTGGATCTTGTATGGAATGTCATCTTTCATAACCAAGAAATCGTATCTAGCTGTTGGGTTGGGTTCAAAGATTTCGTCAAAGTATTGGAGTAGGAAGTAGGCAGCTAAATGTTCTCCAGACCGCCCTACTTTATAAGTTGACATTATTCTATTAGCTCTTGTCTTATTCTTTTTAACTCTTCACTTAAAAGTTTTCTGGTTGATTTTGGTAATCTTCCTAAATATATTCTTATAAATCTTTCTGGATTTTCTGCTAAAGCGTAGTCTTTTGTTGTTGCCCTCAATTCTTTTAAAACACCTTTCATTATTGCAGTTTTTTCTATGTTATTTAATTTTTGATATTTTTCTGTTTGAGATATAGCAGAAACAATTTTTTCTACCACTGGTCCTAAATACTTTGCATTTGTTTGGTCTATTATTCTATCTCCAGTGTACGGCAATATATCTCTACGTTTAAATCCAAGCCTATCTAATTCTTTTTCTGCTGGGTTTTTTTCTTCAGTAACTGTAATTCCTGTTAATTGTCTAGCTAATGGTCCAGGAACTTCTATATCAGTAAAAGGTATTCTAACTTTTTCTGGTCTGCCAGGAGTTGCCGCTCTAGTTGGTGATTGTACCTCTGGTAAACTTTCTCTTATACCAGGTATGCTTCTTTTGAACTCTCCAAGAACATTAGTTGGAATATCTTCATAATATTCTTTTTCTGGTAATGTTGTTCTAAATTTTTGCTGTTGATTTGTAAAATCTCCAAACATTCTAAAGGGTGTCAAATAAGACCCTAAAACATCAGAAATAAATCTGGTTATTGTCTTTGATATTTTTTCTTCACTTGCAGGATCTCCAGCAAGATCATTAACAACACTGTCAACCAAAGCCAAGCCAGTTCCTGTTCTAAATTGTGCACCTGTTAGTCCTTGCAATATATCTTTTGCATCTGGTGGAATCCTACCATCTTCAGCTCTAACAATTAAATCAGCAATTAATAAATAAGGTGTCATTGGGAAATAGGGCCTTGCATCTATGGTAGTTCCATCTGTGCCTTTAAGTTCATACCATTTTTCTCCACCAAAACCTTTACGTTTAGCTTCAACAGCACCCATCAGTAACGCAGAACCAATCATTGCTTTACTAAAAACACCCATATCTCCTTTAGCTACTGCTGCTCTTTCTTGCTTTGATAACAAAGACAATGGTCCTAATGGACTATGTTGAAATTGAAATTTCATAGCATTAGTCATAAATCTAGCAAAGGGAACTACACCAGTTGTAATAAAAGGAATTGAATTAGATAGGTCCACAAAAGCTTTTCCAAGTTTATTTTCTGGAGTTTTTGCATAAGTAAATTCTAATGAATCATCAACTGCCTTTTCCACATCTTGTTTTGTTATCTTTGATATATCATTGTTTTCGACAGCTTCTTTTAATGACACGCCTTTCTTTCTCAAAGTCTCTTCAAGAGAAGATGCAAACATACCTCTTCTGTAATAAAACTCTTGCATCCTGTTTAAAAAATTTAAACCATCAACAACTTTTTGTGCACCTTTCATTGTTTGTGTTTGTGAAGCATCTGCTACATCTGAAGCATACCTATTGAACAATCTGTCTTTTTCATTGACAAAATATTTTGTAGCAAACTCTGTGGCATCTTTAGCAAATTTTTTATCTTTAGTTAAATTTAACAACAAACCAAAAGAGTTGCTGTAGTCAACGGCTTCATTTCCAAATAATTTTCTAAGAGGATTAAATGTTAAATTTAAAACATTATCCATAGCACCTGTTAAGGTGTGCATACCAACCCTTCCAACTTGTGCAGTAAAGTTACGCATTGAAGTAGCTATTTGACTAACTAATAAACCACGTCTTATATTGTCTAGTTTATATGCAGTGTCTCCAAATTTTGTAAGTAAATTTGTAGCCATTCCGTCCTGTGGTGCTAGTCCTGACAATTCACCACCAATTTCCTTCATTGATTTTTTAGCTATAGCTAGTTGTGCTAATCTTCTGCCAGCATCCGAAGCTCCCAACTTAAATAATTGTGCAAATTCTATTTCATTTATATTATTTTTTTTGAGAATTTTTAAAAAACTATCTTTATAGACGGGTTGATTTTTTACTAATTGCAAGACATCAAACAGTTGATCTGAAACTTGCACATTAGGATTTCTTGGTATTTTTAATTCATCTAAAATTTCTACACCAACATCTATGCCTTTTTGATTAAGCTCTAAATTTATATCAGCCTGAAAATCTTCTTTAACTTTATTTTGTTTTGTTCTTATATCTTCAGCAACCTCTCTATTGAATTTCTTTAAATCTGGTTGAATTTCAGTTTTAGCATTTTCAAAAGATGTTTCTGTATCAATAACAGATGGTTCTTCTGTTTTATTTTGTATTTTTTTTGCAGACGATCTAGCTCCCAAACCTCCAATCGTTCCACCAAGAACTCCCCCTGCTGTTGCTCCAATACCTGCTGCTTGAGCTGATTGACTAAAATCAAAACCATCTTGAGCTCCAGCATTTATTCTTGCTGTTTGTCTTAAAGCATTGTCTGTTGTAGCATAAGCAGCACCTTCTAACGCTCCAATTTTTGCACCTCTTTTTAAACCAGCTTTTGTTCCCTGTTTTACACCTTCTTTGATTGCTTGTTTTAAGGCTTGAGCACCAGCAGTTGCTGTGCCGAAAGTTCCTAAACCAACATAAGTTGATGGGTCAGATAGTACGCCTGCAACAGCACGACCAAACCCTTGTAAGCTTGGTGCTTTTTCATCATACATATCCATTAATGTTACGAAAGCTTGTTTTTGTTCGTCTGTTCCTTGTTTTAATTGTGTTGCTTCTAAACCCATTTTAGGCAAATTATAATTAAACCAACCCATATACCTAAGACCATAATTAGCATATTGTTCGTCTGAGTCTAATTTAGGTGCATCTACGCCTTCATTTAATTCATAAACTTGTTTTGCAGCAGCTATCCAATTTTGATCTTTTTTAATAGTTTTTTCTGTAAGTTTAGCTGGTTCTGGTGTTTCTATCTTAGGAGGTGATGCAGGTTGCAGTGGTTCTTGTGGTGATAGTACAGGCTCTGATGTCTCTTGAGATTGTTCGGAAAATATTTTTTGTGCTTCTTCTTGTGTTGGTTGTCTATTACTGTCAACTATTAAAATCTTACCAGATTTGGGATCTTTGATTTCATACTTAGGCATATCATTTTTTTAGGTTAATTTTATTCTACTTTATTTATTATTAAATCTTCATCTTGATTAGCTTGAAGCAACAAATCAACAATGTTAAGTGGTGGATCTCTTTTTTCAATATAATTTTTGTATATTCCTTGTTGGTAATCGGTTAGTTGATCTATGTCTCCGCCCACTTCTTCAAGCCTTCTTAAAACTGCTAATTCTTCTTGTTTTATAAGTTCTGCTGGTGATGGTATTTTATTTTCTTTAGGTTTTAAAGACGATTGAACCACACTCCTAGCTATTGCTGGGTCTTTTGCAATGATGGCTAGTTGTTCATCTGTTGCTCCATTAGCTTTTGCAATAGTAAGAGCATTGCTAGTTAAATTCTGTTGGTTAGCTTCAGCTTTTCTTTCATCTTCTTGCTGTTTTTTTCTTTCTTGAAAATTCATTATGTTTTGTTGTGCCAAAGCAACTCTTTGAGGATTGCCAGATTGTTGTGCACCGATAAGATTCATTTGGTTGGCAAAATTTTGTAAGCCTTGCATTTGCATAGCCCTTCTTTGGTCTTTTGGTAAACCTACAAAATCATCGGCTGCCATTCTGTTATCCATACCATATTGACCAAAGGCACTACCTATTTTTTGAAATATATTTGCAGATTTTTTTTCTTGTGCTGGTGGTAAATTTAATGAATTAATTTTTTCATTTACTTGATTCATATCATTAATTAAACCCTGTAATCTAAAATCTTTCATTTGATTTGTTGTGATACCACCATCCATGGGGTTGTAGCCACCAGACTTCATTAAATTAAAAAAGTCATATTGATTTGCCATTATAAAGCTCCGTAATTAACCATGTAGTAACCGCTATCATGTTTGGTTACTGCATCTGGGTTTGTTGCCATAACTTCTTGAGCAAGAACACCTATAGTTGGAGAGTTAATATTTAGTTTTTTAGCTAACTTGTTCCATGTCCAAGTGTAAACATTTTGTCCTTTTTTAGATTGACCAATAAGAGTAATGTTGTCTTTTAATCTTTTGTCAGAAAATAGACCCATTAATGCAGCAACAGTTTGTGCTGCACTACCTACTTTTTCAGCAGTTCCAGGTTTGTATTGTTCAGTTTTAGTAAAGTCTCCAGGCATACCACTTAAACCTTGAGCAAGTAAACCAAGTTGTTCTTTAGGATAGTTAAGACCTCTCAAGAACTCATTGTAACCTGCATCCATAGCTCCTTGTTGTAAGCCTTGTTGTTGTGCACCAATACCAGATAGTAAACCTAAGTTTCTATATTGGTCACTTAGTAAGCCTTGGTTAATACCAGAACGGAAGTTTCTGTCTGCCATAGCATTAGCAACAGAACTATCAAAACCTTGCTGTCTTAAATTCGCTGCAATATTACCTGCTCTGTCTGCAAAGTTTCTATTTGTTTCTGCTTCTAAGACTGCTGAACGAGATCCGCCAAAAGCACCTCTGCCGATGGCTGCATCTTGGTCTGATTGTATTTGTAATTGTCTCCCTCTATTTAAGTCAGCCATAGCATTGTCTATAACTTGTTCTTGGAATGGATTATAAAAAGAGTTTATGTCTAATGGTGCTTGGCCCATACCAGCTAATTGACCTCTAGGATCAAGAGCCATTGATTGACCAAACATATTTCTAGTTGCATCAAAGCCTGTTAGTTGGTCTGGATTAAATCCTGCAACCCTTGGCCCTGAATAGGGTGTAAAAGGTAAAGCAGCAATATCTTTAGACCTATTATATAGGTCTGTTTGCATTGCTAATATTGCTGGATCAGTAGTTGAACTTGTTGTTGATTTTCCTTTGCTCATAATTCTTTACTTATTAAATTTTCGCTTATCCAGCCTTTGCCTTTTAGCTTTCTAAGCCATCCTTTTCTGCCCCCACCGTAGAGGCGTTTAATTCCTAATTGTTTGGCAAACTGTTCAATAGAAGTGTCAACTATTGATTGTAGTTCTGAATAATCTCCCCCGCAGAACAGTATGTTAAGTGTCTTAATCTGGGGAAAGACAACTATCTCCGTTATTATAGCACTATTTTTGCCAGGCCATAAAGCAAAAATACCTTTACGGATTTGTTCTTCTACATCATCAATACTATACATATCTTGATGTTTGACCGCTTTCTCTATCCAAGGTTTACACCTTTGCCACTCTATCTCCCACGGCTCTAGTATTTTAGACTGTTGCTGTGGCTGAGAGAGTTCCGTTATCTGCGACACTAACTTTATATTTTGTTCCATTTGGGCTTACTAATACTAATTCTGTTTGATCTCCCCCACCTACTTCTATTCGCTCACCTTTCTTAAAAGATAAACCATCTCGGTATTCTATTTCAGAGACTAAATAATTTTGGTAATCAGAATCAAACTTGAGGAGAGGTTTACGAAGTGCTCTTCTTGACATTATCTCTTACCTCTTTTCTTAACGTCTAATCTAATCTTACCAACTTG